TTGCCATTATTCGCCTTTCGGTTCTTTTTTCGGTTTAGCCTCAGGCGCAGCTTGCGGTTGCGATGCTTGCTGCTTTTCCCGTTGCTTTAATTTATCTTTAATTAACTGTTTCATTGGTGGTTCTACCAAATCTATCAGCGTTTCTTTATCAATAGCTTGCGCTTTAAATAAATTAAATGCAAGTTGTTTTAAATCTTCTGTAAAGATTGGGCTATTACTGTGCGCATCAACTTTAACTACATAATCCTTGCTAAATTGTTCGGCAATAAACGGTACATCATCTGTATCACGGAAATGTGTGTCGTCATAGGATTGCATTAACTTCAAATATAAAGTTGCAACCTTTTCTAGACTATCTTCCACAATCAAAGCGCGTTTTTTTGCGCGTGAGCTACCCAGACGGGCTAATTGGCTGGCATGGCCCGTAGATCGAACACCCGCCTCGCCTTTTCCGCTCAATACATTGGAAATGCCCGACACTTCGGAGAACATTGCATCAATTTCGTGAATCACCTCAAATAAATCGGGCGGCATTTCTGGTGCTAGGCGATCGACTTTTGCTCCTGGCATATCGGTGGCAATCATTGAGCCAGCGCGCTGCATAGCAAAATATTTTTCGTCTGTAATGCCTGAGAAGCCACTAAACGCCGTTGGTGGTGACACTTGTTTGGACAAAAGGTCTAGAACTTCAGTCATGCGAGTGTTGCGCAGCTGCTGGAGCAATATGAGTTGTTGGCACTCAGATGCACCCCAGTAGTAATCGTATAAAGGGTTTGGACAAATCTGAATAAACGGACATTCGCCCTTAAGGAACACGGATGCTCCAGGTCTGTCATAAATAATGACATCGGGCGCGGCCATGGTGACCACTTGATAATCTTCGGTGTCATCGTTCCACACCCATAGCTCAGTCATTTCAACCGTATCTTCGGCAACTTTAGACTTGTAGCGATTCATGCCGTACAAGTCCATGTTCACATTACCGTAGATGGTAGGGTTAGTCTGGCTCATCACAATGCGATTTACGGCATCAGGAATGTCCGATTCAGACACTTTTGTGCCTGTAGTAACTCGAGACACAATGGAATCACGCTTTGGATGGGAATACAGACGGGCATATAGCTCAGATTTCGTAATGTAGTAAGTTTGAACGATAGCTTCTTGCCTGTCTGTATAAGGGGTATCTTCGCGCAACACACCAATAGCGGAAGGTTCAATCATGTACGGGTGAATACCGTTCTTGTAAACCAGTTTGATAAAGGTAGTGTTGTAAACCAACGACCAGGTTAACGCGGTTGAAAAGACTTGATCCGCATTAGAGTTTAGCCATTCATCATTTAACGCTTGGGTTAACGCTGGAGACTTGCGTTGCTCTGCGGAATTAACAGATGCGCCTAGCGCAATAGAAAATCTGGTGGTTTCAGCTGAATATAAGAAACTGGTCAGCTGATCTAAGTGAGGGTGAATTTTATTGAAATACGCTGGCGGAGACTCGGGATCATTACCAAACAGATAAAAAGAACGCAGAGTAGTGTAGTCTCCGCGTCTTTCTTCCCGTGACACCATACACTTTTGAATGATGTCTAAATAGAAATCCTCTCTGTCTTCGCCTGTAGGTATTCTCATTTTTTAATCTGTAGGTTGTCGGGATCTCTCATTGTACTCATAGGATCGGTTACAGGTCCTGTTTTAATCCCAGCTTGGCTTGGTGTCAAGCCCACTTGTTCATCTCGTACTGGTTTAGCAAAACGACCCGCTAGAACAGATTGCAGATTCATACCTTGGAATCCACCGCCCCAGATCGCGGAGTCACCAGCGCGGCTTTCTTTTGGCGTTTCGACAGGGGGAACTTGTTTAATTTTGTCTTTGTTGCCACGCTTGCGGGTGGCGTACTTTTCGGCGTCTTTGTATTCTTTTTCGGTGAACTTGTTTTTGCGGGTGAGGTAGCCGCTTTGGTTTTCACCTTCTCTGGTAGTTTTGATGTCGGACATAGCAAATTCGATTGCGAGTTGCTTGGTTGACTTGTCGGTAAATGTGGTTTTCGCACTAATGAGATTAGGTGCTTGCAAAAATACGACCATAACTTCTTCATGGCAATCCTTCATTGGACATTGCGGTTTACGAGCTTCAAAGTATCCGTGTTTTGGACACTTGTAATCATTTATTACTGCCATTTCTATCCCCTTTTCAGCTGTTCGTCAAGTGTTAAAACAGAGTAGTCATACTTGGGCTTGACTCCCACGCTGACCTTGAACTGCCCATTAACCAGTTCCAACCCCGTACTGCGCTGCATTACAGGCTTGGCTTCCTTGCGATATTGCACAAATTTGCTGGTATCGCGGTTTTGCATAATGGCAACTTCGCCTTTAACCCATGCCTTATACGCTTTATCCACTCTGCGCTGGACAGTTTCGCTAAGTGGCTCTGTTTCATATAGAAATATGTCGCGCAAATACAAGTGGGAAACGCCAGAAAGCTCGGCAAACAAAGCAATAGAGATACCGCGATTCTTGTCTTGGAAGAACCGTTTAATAATCCGTTTTAATTCGGACTTAGGGTAAACCCTTTTATTTTCCATACACTCCTATCCTTTTGAGATAGTCAGATACATTGCGGCCTACTGTCAACTGTTCTGGAGTAAAGTCGTCTTGCGATTTAGAAATTGTGCGGGTAATCTTTTGCGCAATTAAACGCGGTTGGACTTGTTCAGCAAAAGCAGCACAGGCTAGAGCGCAAGCAATAACGCGATCATCTTTGTTGCGACCAGATGCTTCAATCGAGCCGCCATCGCGAATGGTGGTCTTCATTTCTTCAATGGTGTCCATGTCCCAAATGTCCATCATGCCGCGCTCAAAATAATCTTTCATGTAAGTGAGCATTCGCTCTTTGGTAGCAGCCGTTGTCATCCAGCCAATCGAATTGGACACGCCACCCAAAGTGTCGTTTCTGCGCCAAATATAGTTTTGCATATTGCCGTACACATCCAAGAGGTCTTTTCCTAAAGCCGTACCCATAGAGGCTGCTTGACGCTTGAGGTTACGCAACTCGTTGATGACTGCTTGTCCTGGACCATTGATTTCTAAATTAAGGGTAGAGTTCTTGTACGCGCCCGCTAGGTGGGCAATGATCCAAGCAAACTGGTAGGTGTTTAATTCGCTTGTTGCAAATGAAGCCACTTGCTCAAGTCCGTCTGCGTAGCAACGAAACACTTGGATACAGAATCGGTCTGCCCAATCAGAAGATCCATAAGCGGGATCAGCACCAATAACATAATAAGCAGTATCCACAGGCTCTTCCCAAACCTTGAGCGTGGCCAACCTTTCTGTGGACTTAAGAACCTCAGTATCTTGGAAATTAGCCCCAAAGCTATAGCGATAAGAATCAAATGAGCGCTTTTTAAGTCTTTTAACGGCATCTGTACACCTTGAATTAGAGAAGAACGATGTTCCCGTCATTACAAAAGCGTAGTCCTCGGTAGGCGGAAACTCCTGATACATCAGGCTATCATCTTTCATGCCCTCGGTCATCTTCCAACGCCACCACGCAATTTGACGCGAATTGATTTCAAATTGGTACAGTTTCTTGATGTCTCTGACCCATTCCTTTTCTTCGCTAGTTAATTTGCCATCCCAGTAGGTTTTGTACACGCTGCTCTCAGGGTCAGCCATGTAAAGCTCATTACGCCACCAGCCACAAAAGATTGCCTTCTGAGTTCTAGAGCGTTTGGCGGTGGCATACATGTCATGAAACATATTGAAGCCGCGGGCAGTTGATTCAAAGATGTATAAGCGGTCTGGGTTGGTTTCTGCTAGGGAAGCCAAGAGAGAAGCAAGTCCTTCTTCATCACCCCACGATGATGTTTCAGTTCCGTGGAGGAAGGTAATACCCTTACCGCGACCCAAACTTCCTTTCGCTCTAAGCCCAGCGACTTGATAAAAGAGACGACTGCGGTTTTTGAGGGCAAGAGCATTTCGGTTGTGAGTAAGGATCGGGACTTTATACTTTTTGGGGAGACCGTCCATATACATGCCAATGGTGGATCGGAACATATCTCGGTTCTCTTCCGTATCTGTTGTAAGCGTTCCTTGAAGCCCTGGGTTGAGGAAGTGCCAGTAGAGGTCAAGTGCGAGGGAGATTGTGGTGATTCCAAGTTGTCGTCCTTTTAAAACTACAAAAAAGTGGATGCCTTCTTCAAGACCTTTGGCAATTTCGTCCATAACATAGGTCTGTGTACCCAGCAGCTGATCCATGCGAACCAGACCCTTTTCCTTGGTTTCAATTTGAAGGGTCTTGCAAAATTCATAAAAGTGGGCAAGGTTAAATTTACTCATGCTTAATCCAAGGCAGCTTTCCGTTAAAGCGGCGCAACATCTCTAGGTTACCCATGTCAAAGTATTCCCGTTTCACGCCACAAGTGCCGCCAAGGCGAAAATTAAAGGTGTGCTGACCCGTAGCCTCAAATTTTGGAAAAACCTCTCTAGCGGCGTTATAGAAGTGCCTATCAGCCTGTGGGTCTGGTCGGTTCAAAATAATGGCAATTTGTTTGAGCAGATCGGTTTTCATACCCCACATACACCAATCTACAAAATGATGACCTGGCATATTCCAGATTTGGGCTGCTTCACCCAAAGCCTCGCAGTTGTCTAGGCACATAAAATTGCCTTCCTCATCATTGATTCTGCGAAAAGAGTGCGCCCAATCGTTACCGTCTTCAATCTTTGCCATGATTGACTCTACATGGTTTGGTTCATACCAATCATCGTCATTACAAAAGAAAGTGACATCCTCAGTCACCAGTTGGGGCGCGGCGGCAAGCCAGCGTTGTCCAGCATAGCCACGGCCACCAATTCTTCCATCCCAAAAAGAAATCTTTACTTCTGGATTTAAACGCTTGAGTTCAACAAAGGCTTTAAAGTCATCGTCACACAAAATGTAATGTGTGCAAGGATATGTCTGCGCTTTAATGGAAGCAACGCAGTTAGAGAGCTCCCAAGGACGCTTGCCATTGGTCACAGTCACTACGGCTGCGGTTTTCATTGATGTTTTCCCATTCGTTTGAGTTCAAAATCAGCTAAATCCCAATACGCAACCTTAAGCCGCGCTTGATGGTTCTTTGCTAGGGCGATCAGCTGGTCATAAGTCATCGGACTATAGTTCTCGCGCCATTCGGCCGCCAAGGCAATTTTTTGCCTTTTAGTGCGGCAAACGATCGCCTTTAGCATCTCCGACTTGTACAAGTATCTCTCTTGCGAGAGCTTCTCAATGTCTGATGTCTCCGTCATCTGGGTCTAGTAACTTGTTTAACCGTTCTATTTCCGCTTGGGCTTGCATGATCAGTTTTGCGCTCTCGCCTTGTACGCGCATGACTTCATGGAATAACTGATCCTTGGTCATCGCCCAAATACGGGTCATGTAGGCTTTCTTGGCATCATCGCCAGCCTTCTCAATTAAATCTAATACGCTAATTGCGTGTTCCATCAAAGGTCTCCAGGGGCGGTCATGTACGCCAATATTTGTTTAGCAGCTGCGTTGGCTTGTTCGTCTTGTTCTGATTCAACCGTCAACGCAATAATGTCTTTCATACGCCAGATTACATATTGATCCATTACATCAAGAAACAAGTGCTCTTCATGGAATTTAATTATTCCGTCCTCCATATCCGCACCCCGTTACCTTCCCGTCTTGCGACAAATTTGCGCTCATGGTTTTTACCCGCGCGATAGTTGTTGTTACACATGGTGCGAATGTCCGTATCTTCCACAAAGAAACTGTCACCCACATCCATGGTCTTGTAGGGATAGCTATTGCGTTTTTTTGCTTGCGGTGTCGGCACATTTTTTTCTATTGCTATACTCATATCGTCACTCCTTTGTTTAACCTAATAATACAACACTATGATACACACATACAACGAATATCATCTAGGCGATCAACTGATTCATCTTCACTATTTAAGAAAGGTTTGCAAGGAGAACCCTCACTTAGATTTCACGCACCATTGCCAAGAGCAATACCACGCGCAGCTGCTCCCGCTTACAGAAGACGCGCCCATCTTATTGCGCGATCTGCACATCCCGCCAGAGGCTTACAACGCGTGGATCGGTTACAAAAACTTTTTTTACAACCACAGGGCCAGGCGCGATTGGGTGGTGTTTCATCAAAGCTGGTTTGATTACTTGTCTGATCGGCTAGAAGTCGCTAACCCCATAGCTTGCAAGGAAGATTTTTTATTCGACTATCCCGCATTAGGCGCGCCCACCCAATACGAGTTTGATTACCTTCTCATCAATTCCCCGCCCGCTTCTGGGCAACTCCCAGACTTTGACTCCCAATTCTTTGTAAAACGGGCGCGAGATTTAGCAAATGAGGGGATAAAAGTGATTACAACCTATCCTACAGGGGTCGTTCCTAACACTCTAGACCACCATTTCACCGTTACCGACATCGGTGTTCTTAGTAAGTCTGTGCAGCACATAGAGGCGATTGACACAGGGCCACTCTGGACAACTTTCAATAAGTTCAATCAGGACAAGGTGTTATCGCGAATTATTTACGGAACTACCTCAGATCGCATAGACCTTGCACCGAATACCGTGTGTAAGCAACATCTGTAAAACACGAATTTTTTTTGGGGGGAGCTGCGAATGGGGCTCCCTCCTAAGCACGACCCGCCCGTTTTGATAATCCGAAAATGATTATATAGATAATCATTATGTCATTATGTCCATAATCCCTTATGGATATATTTATACTGATACTCAATATACATTATATACATATAGTCCAATACCCCATATTGAATATATTATATTCTACAACGCGAACAAGTAGTAGTATATCCCGCTTACTAATATATGCATTAACCTATATATACGCTATATATATTACCTACATATAACCTATTATGTATATATATCTATAGTAAATAGATTATATAAGGCATATATAAACTATATATTATATATATAGACTATAGACGATAGTAGTACGCAACGGCTCACAAAATGAGCTATGCCGCCAAAACGCATTAAAACGCGCTATACGCCGTTTTCGTGTTTTCCCTTGTATTGGTATCAACTACACAAATACTCTAGTAATCCAATAAACATAAGGGTTTGCCGTCTGTTTGTGTTTGTCATTCTGTATGTAATTACGCACCTATACATACATACAATTTTATGAGAAGATCGAGGAGGGCAATTTCGCCCTTTTCCTAAAAAGGTATACAACATGGCTTACAACATCATGGTTATGCGCAAAGACGGCGTTAGTCTGGCTCGCATACGCGACAACATGCGTCGCAACATTGAAGGCAACAATCGCAATTGGCGCGACCAGCGCTCAC